CGATTTCGGATGCACAATCAGATATTGTTCCATCCAAATTAACAGTTGCATATGATTCTACATCAACTTCTCCAATTTCAATTGATAGTTCAGCAAATTTTGGAACATTTGAAAACGTTGGCGTAGGAACTACAAACTTAGGATATATTTTAATAGGAGATGAAATTATTTCTCATAGTTCTACTTCTAATGGAACTCTAGGGGGTTTAATATCAAGATCTGTCGATAGCACTATTGCTAAAAATTATCCAGCAGGAACATTGGTTTATAAGTATGAACTTGGTGGAGTTTCTTTAAGAAGAATTAATAAGACGCACAATTTAGAAGATGTAACTGTTTCTGACGCAATTACTTTTGATTCGTATAATATCAAATTAGATATGGGCTCTAGTGGAGTTGGTAGATCTGATGGATTAAGTTATCCAAAACTATACATAAATCAAACAAAATCGACAGGTGGATATAGCACTAAAGCGACTCAAAACATTCCTTTTGAATTAATTACTCCTGTCGTCCAAAACTTAACAGTTCAAGGAACTTCAATTAGTGCTGAAATTAGAACTGTGACAGGTTCAAGTATTAGTGGAAATGAAATTCCATTTAATGATGCTGGATTTGAAAGTGTTTCATTAAATAAAACAAATTATTTGTCAAGTCCAAGAATAATTTGTTCAAAAGTAAATGAAACAAATAAACTTGCTACTTTAGCATTGCCTGGAAACAAATCGATGAATCTAAGAATTAATCTAGATTCAGTGGACGCTAGAGTAAGTCCTGTTCTTGATACTCAAAGAATTAGTACAATTCTCACATCTAATAGAGTTAATAGTGTTATTTCAGATTATGCAACTGATAATCGTATAAACAGTATATCTGAAGATCCTACTGCTTTCCAGTACCTATCCAAAGAGATTGTTTTAGAAAATCCAGCGACTTCATTAAAGATTCTTGTAAACGCTCATGTAAACACATATTCAAATATAAGAGCTTTCTATTCAATTAGCCAAACAGAAAACTTTGTTCCAATTTATGTGCCATTCCCAGGTTACAATAATTTAAATACAAAAGGACAGGTAATTAATCCTGAAGATAATGATGGATTGTCCGATTTCTATGTTTCTCCATCAACTGTAGTTGGATTTTTACCAACAGAAGTTGAATATAAAGAATATACATTTACTGCAGATGAGATACCTTCATTTAAATCATATAGAATTAAAATTATTATGACATCAGCGAATCAAGTTTACGTGCCAAGAATGAGAGATTTGAGAGTAATTGCTCTTGCTTAATATGGAATATTTGAAAGTTGATGGACACACCCATCTTTATAGAGATCCAAAAACTAACTCCATTATTAATAGAAATATGTCAGAATATCAAGAATATGTTTCAAGAAAAAATATAAAAAATGAAGAGAATCAAAAAATACAAAATCTTGATGCAGATATTGCTAATATGAAAAGTGATATTGGCGAAATTAAAAATCTACTACGGAGTTTAATTAATGGATTCAAATAGCATTACATTTGAAAATTTATCAAAAAGTTTTGAATACGCAAAAGTATGTGTTGAACTCGACAATATTGATAATATTGAAGATATTAGAGATATAGCAAAAGCTTATATGAAGTTATATCTAAAACAACAAGAAGTTGTGAGCAATCTGATAAAAGTTAATCCATAAATATTTTTAACGAGGAAATTTAAATGGCGCAACCATCTACAAGACAAGAGTTAATTGACTATTGCAAAAGAAAATTGGGAGCGCCAGTTTTGGAAATTAATGTTGCTGATGAGCAAATTGAAGATTTGGTGGATGATGCAGTTCAATTTTTCCAAGAAAGACATTTTGATGGTGTTTATCCAGCATTTTTTAAGTATAAAGTAACTCAAAACGATATTGATAGAGGTAGAGCTTCTCTCGATAAAGGGGCCCCAGTAGGAATTGCAACTACAACAATAACAACAAATATTGTAGGAACCGCAACCACTTTTTCATATTATGAGAATAGTAACTATTTACAAATTCCGCCCAATATTATTGGAATAAACAAAGTATTTACATTTGATGGATCAAATAGCATCTCTAGCAATATGTTTAGTGTGAAATATCAATTATTCTTGAATGATATTTATTATTGGGGTGCTGTTGAGATGTTAAGTTATGCTATGGTAAAGACATATCTTGAAGATTTAGATTTTCTACTAACAACACAGAAGCAAATTAGGTTTAATAAAAGACAAGATCGTATGTATTTGGATATTGACTGGGCATCTATAAATGCTGGACATTATTTTATTATTGACTGCTACAGCACTTTAGATCCAAATGATTATGGAAGAGTTTGGAATGATTCTTTCATAAAACCTTATCTAACATCTTTAATTAAAAAACAATGGGGGCAAAATATGATGAAATTTACTGGAGTTAAACTTCCAGGTGGAGTAGAACTTAATGGACGCCAGATGTATGATGATGCTCAAAGAGAAATTGATATTTTGATGGAAAAAATGTCAAATACTTATGAACTTCCACCTTTAGATATGATTGGATAATATGTTAAATCCATTTTTTCTTCAAGGTTCAAAAACAGAACAAAGTCTTGTTCAAGATTTAATCAATGAACAATTGAGAATGTATGGTATTGAGATATATTATATCCCAAGAAATTATTTAACTTTAAAAACTGTTATATCAGAAGTTATCGAATCTAGTTTTACTAATAGTTATCCAATTGAAGCTTATATAGAAAACTATGATGGATATGGAGATAATACACAAATTCTTTCCAAATTTGGAATTCAAGCATTAAATCAAATTACGTTAACAATTTCCAAAGAAAGATTTGAAAATTATATCACTCCATTGATAAAAAATTTGTCGGACATTAAATTATCAACTAGACCAAAAGAGGGAGATTTAATTTATTTTCCATTGGGAGATAGATTATTTGAAATTAAATTTGTTGAACATGAAAAACCATTTTATCAATTACAAAAAACCTATGTTTATACATTAAGTTGTGAACTGTTTAGATATGAAGATGAGGTTATTGACACTGGAATTGATGAAATTGATGATAATATAAATGATAGTGTAAATAGTGAAGTTCTTGCTTTAGTATCTTCTGGATCTACAGCAACTGCATATACTTCCATAGTCGATGGAGCTGTTACATCTATAATTGTTACAAATAGAGGTAGTGCGTATACTTCAATACCAACCGTTGCAATATCTTCTTCTCGTGTCGCAGGCGGAACTGCAACGGGAATTGCAACTATGATAGGTGGAATTATTGATTGTAACGGAACAACATCATTAAAAGTTCAAGGAGTTCAAATTACAAAACCAGGATTTGGATATACAGTTGCTCCCGGAATTGTTTTTATTGGTGGTGGAGGTTCTGGTGCGGCCGCAACAACAAGAATATCAAATCAGGCGGTTGGAATCATAACCATAAGTAGTGGTGGTTCTGGATATGTAATTTCACCATCTGTCACTTTCAGTTCTCCAGGAATAGGAACAACTGCAACAGCAGTTGCAATAGTAAGTGCTGCTGGAACAATATCTGGAATAAGAATTATTAATGCAGGATCTGGATATACATCATCACCGACAATAACTATTGGCAATCCAAATATGACTGGTGTAGGTACATATATTTCAAATGAAACTATAACAGGTTCTATTAGTGGAACTTCTGCTTTAGTAAGAGCATGGGATGCAACAAAAGGAAACTTGACAATTTATAAATCAAACGGTTCATTTATTGCCGGAGAAATTATTGTTGGTTCCGCAAGTAGTGCAACGTATAAGTTTAAAAATGAAAGTAATTTTTCTTCAACAACTGATTTGTATGCAAAAAACAATGAGATAGAAGTTGAAGCAGATTCTATTTTAGATTTTAATGAAACTAATCCTTTTGGAAATCCATAAATATAAAATAAAAGTAGATTTATTATGTTTGAATATTTTTACCACGAAATATTAAGAAGAACTGTTATCTCTTTTGGCTCTCTCTTTAATGATATCTCTATTAGACATACAGATACCAATGGAGATGTCAATAGTATAATTAAAGTTCCTCTTGCATATGGACCTACTCAAAAATTCTTAGCAAGATTGGAACAATCTCCAAATCTTAACAAACCAATCCAAATAACATTGCCAAGAATGTCATTTGAGTTTGTTGGGTTGACTTATGATGCATCAAGAAAAGTAACTACAACTCAAACATTTATAACTTCAAGTTCTAGTGATGCAACTGATGTAAGAAAGGCTTACATGCCTGTTCCATATAACATGCAATTTGAATTGAGCATTTATGCAAAATTAAATGATGATATGCTTCAAATTATAGAACAAATTCTTCCATATTTTCAACCTTCTTATAATCTAACTGTAGATCTTGTTCAGCAAATTGGAGAAAAAAGAGATGTTCCAATTATTATTGAAAATATAACAATGCAAGATGATTATGAGGGAGATTTTTCAACAAGAAGAGCACTAATTTATACAATTAGATTCACTGCTAAAGCATATCTTTTTGGACCCGTTTCTTCTTCCAGTATATCCAAAGATATTATCAAAAAAGTTTCTATTGGATATATTTCTGGCGATACTAGTAAGACGCCAACAAGAGAAATTACATATTCTGTTGAACCAAGAGCAATTAAAAATTATACTGGAGATGTAACTACCAATCTATCTTCTGATATTGGAACAGATAATACAAGTATTGTAGTAAATGATGCATCTCTAATTGCAGAAAATACATACATTGTTGTTGATAATGAAGAAATGTATGTTGATTCCAAATCAAACAATATTTTGACTGTAAAGAGAGGATCTGATGGTACATCTATAACTTCACACGTTTCTGGATCTGCTGTTAAGAGAATTACTACTGCCGATAATGCACTTATTGAGGTAGGCGACGATTTTGGATTCAGTGGAACAGTATGAAAATGACAAAAAAATTTGATAAATTAAATGATACCTTCAATGTAGAAGCAGAAATAACATCACCAAAAGATTTTTCTTTAGCAAAAGTTGAAGAAATAAATTCTTCAATACAAGATGTAAAAAAAGATTATGAATATACTCGCGGGAATTTGTACTCATTGATTGAAAAAGGACAAGAAGCAATCAATGGTATTCTTGAACTTGCTCAAGAAAGTGAAATGCCAAGAGCATACGAAGTTGCTGGACAATTAATTAAAAATGTGGCTGATGCTACAGATAAATTAATGGATCTTCAGAAAAAATTAAAAGATATTGAAGAAGATAGGGGAGTAAAAGGTCCAACAAATGTTACAAATGCACTTTTTGTAGGATCTACTGCCGAACTTGCTAAGTTATTAAAAAATAATGATATTGAGAATTCTCCTAAATAAAAAAAGGGAGAAAAATCCCAAAGTATAATTACTAATACATTTTTGGATGATGTCGCAATCTAATAGCAATTTGCCTTCCGTTAACGATTTTGTTGAAAATTCGGATAAT